ATCTAAGTATCTCGCAGTGTAGCCAACAAGCCTATCCTCATAGGTATATGGTATAACAATGCGTTCTGCTTGTCTACCTTTTTGGTCTGGTGATATCATGTATGGATAATCACCTGGATCTATTGCCCTAGATTCTAGATAGTCCACATATTTTGTGTCTGACTCTTCAATTAATCTAAGATCTGTTGGCATCTCAACGTCGTCAAAGGATATATTTTCTATTTTTGTCTTGGCACGATCCTCGACCAACTGTGCCATATCCTTGTGTTTGAGACTTTCTAGGTTAAGTGCCTGTATGGTTGGCTGGTCTAATCCAAACCAACTCAATAGTTTGCGTGTCTTAAAGGATAGTGTTCTGCCTAGTTTGAAACTTGCTTTGAATCCACAGTTGAAACAGTGATAACTCCAGTCCTCACCGTTCTGTTTGATACCGCCACGCTGTCTCTTATCTTTACTATCGCCATTATGTTCACAGCAGACAGCATTAAAGGATATCCAACCTGATGCAGTTCGCTTGTGTTTACTAGGAATAACAGATGTAATGTCTAACATTAAGTTAGTATAACAGAATCTATCTCAGGAATCAACTGGTCTTTAATCATTTGATGTCCAATTTCATTTGGGTGACCATCTGGTGCTGTAATCTTTTCTTTTTCTGGATGATGAACTATCCAATTGCAGTAATTGTGTTCTGGCCAAAGCAAGGTTGGCACTTGTAAAGCATTTTCTGGTGGCATGATGTGAAACTGTAGCATTGGTATTTGTTGTCTAGCACTGATTCCATCAAATAGATAAACAGCCTGTTCATAGTTATATTGATCAAGCTCAGGAGAAGATGAGTATGCCAGTAACTTTTTACCAATATCACGGAAATGCTCTGGAATAACACTAGAACCATATTCTATCCAGGCACTGTGTTCAAACTTGTTCCATTCCTCATCATCACAGTATTGATGATGCTCAGGATTGAACAGCGTAAATCTATCTGAATCAGTAATACCGTGTAAGACTAAACATTGTTCAGGATTAGGTTCGTTGCGTAACCAATAAAGAAAAGTCCATATGGCGCTCTGCAGGCTACCACCAGGTATGCCGTAGTTCTCAACTGGCACTCCATAATGCTTACCTAATAATCCTAGGTAACAGTGTCCTTCTCTATATTCCTTGTTTTGATCTAAGCTAGAGGCATATTTTCGATCCTGCAGATCAAGTGAGATTAATTCATCACCATACGTCCAACTATCGCCGAAACCAACAATTTTTTTGATCTTCAATATAAACTATCTAACTTTAAGTTCTGAAATACTACCACTCACTTCTTCAATGCGTAATCTTAGATATGGGTGATACCCGGTTACATTTATATATCCGGTAGTAGAACTCGCTTCTAAATTTATATCTGATGTAATGTCATACCATAGATCATCATCACCAGTAGCACCTTCTAACACAAGAATGCCTGTGAATGCACTAGGTTTGTATTGGATTGTGGTTGTCTGACCCTTGCTGGAAAACTCACTTGAGTAATGTGTGGTTGATCCATCTGTGTCATTGAAACTCGGTATGGTCACTGACGTGCTTTCCGTATGCTCTGGTAATACCGAGTCCACTATGTTAACAACTCCACGACCGCCATTGTTGTCATCAACGAAAACAGCATCATATAGATCGCTTGTTGACAGACTACGTTCAATTGAGTAGTTAGCCTGCTGTGCAGTGATAGCATCTAGATCTTCTTCCGTTATAGTTACCTTGGCAGTTCCCTTGGTCGCATCAATGGCCTCCATGGTCTTGCTGGTTATCAACTCTGTTCCCTCACGATTTATTAGCCTGAATGTGAAAGTGGCAGTGGAATTATTCACTGGCTTCTGGTCTTGATTGATAAATGTGAATATAAGGACATTATCTGTTCCTTTATGTAGTGTTAGATCTTTTGCATACACGGTTCTATACCTCCGGGACGTGAGAGCTTGGGTAGTGTCCCTTAATACTACCTTCTGATTTTGATTATATAAATAGACTTGGGTCGTAAACATATGAGTATTTATCGCATTTATGAGTAGTGATTTCTTTAGAGAACTGAATGAGAAATATCCGTTTATTACGGTGGTCAATTATTCAGGTGCCGAATACGTTGGCATAGTTCAAAATAGAGATGCAATGGTTACTACCATGTATGACTTTGGCCGCATTGTTGATCAAGAGCTTAAACAAAAGTTTTTAGATCTAGCAGAAACCTGGTGGTGGGAATCAAATAGATCAATTCCAATTAACATATTTCTAAGAGAGGAATGGAGCATATTCCGTCCTTACCTGCAAACATTTACAAACAAGGATCTAGAGATAATATTAGGTCCAACCATAAGCCTCAGTGATCTAGCAAAGAAAAGAACTAAGAAGAAATCTATAACTCTAGTGCGTAGAGTGGATCGATAGTCCAACGACGTTTGTCAGTTTCTGCTGTAGGATACAATTCTTCGATAAATGAATTGATCTTATCAGTGACCGTGATGGGATATTCCTTCCATAGGTCCCAGAATCTCCTCTGATTGTGATGGCATTGCCTGCGTGTCTCAGGATCAAACATGATGTCATGTAGGTCGGATTTTAATAACTTCGTCACGGCCCCGACTATGCCCTTCATCCTGGCCTCCCAGGGTTCTATGCTCTGCCACTCTGAGCCAAACACATGGTCAAATGTCTCGAATCCCAATTTCTTGAGATCCTGATAGTGATTTAATCCTGACAGTGTTATGAAAGGATGTTCTCCCAATATGGGTTTCCATGTCTTCTCAGTGAGGAAACTGTATCTCAACTTGACCGCCGATTCCGCCTGCAGGGAGAAGTAGGTGTCAAAGTGTTGCTTGTCCACCATCAGCCCCGCCTCCCATTGTTTCCAATCAACCAGTGTGTCATGTGTTATCTCTCTACCTAGATCATAATCGCTTGGTAGTTTCTTACCACTGGATATGTGGCTCCATAGGGCACCATCCAACAGTTGATTGCTAGCCATTTCATTGACCAATGCCACCCGGTGTTCCCTCACTCTGTTGTTGAGATAGAGGAATGTGTATGGTCTCTCGTGCCTGCCAAACATGATGTGCTTTTGGTGCTCGTTCTTCAACCCTGTAAGATACATCATATATTGTATGTTACAATTACTGATTGATTCAGGCATTTCTCCTGAGCAGATCGTTGCGTAGCGGCCGGCTAAGGCATCTTTAAATAGCCCTGCTACATCTAAAATACGCACAAATGTGTTAGAACCCTCAAAAGGATTTTCTAATATAATGTTTGCTTGACTTGATTTAACATAGTCTAGGAAGTAATCCTCATCAGGTAGTATTGGAATGATCTGTAGAGTGTCATCAGGTAAGGCCTGTAAGTCTTCTACGGTTTCGTAGACTTCGTGGTTACGAATAAACTGTTGTAGCCTACTGTCCTTGTGTAGATAAATTTTCATCTAACAGTTTCATGTGTAGGGTTACTAAAACAGCGTAGCTGACTGCGTGTGATTTCTTAAAGAAATATTGATCATCTGTTTGTGTCCAAATGTCCTCTGATATAGCCTTCCAATCCTTGCCTACCAAGTGACGCTTGCCTGGACGTATGAGTGCTAGGAACATGGCCATTCTTGGCACTGAATCTACCTCAAGATTGCCAACTAGATCAAAATGATTACCAATGTGTATGACCTGTTCAAAGAATGACCTGTCCTTTAGTCTATGCCAAGGTGTTTCTCTGGCCATTAGTTCATCATAGTGCTGTTGATCACGGATCAGTTTGTAGACATTGACATTGAGAAAATCAATCTTAAAGTATCCTCGATCCTCTGCTTCTTGATAATCTATGCTGGCAGTCTGTGTTAGAGGATTGTAAGGAATGTCTGTGACATAGACGCCCGAATTATGCTTACGTATGTCACCATCATTGATCTGCATGGCGGCTGTATGCTTGATCAGTTTTAGTATGTCATCACGATCAGCGAAGTCTATGTCTACGTCTGTTGAATATTTTACCATCCTGCTTTCCTTAACATTTCTTTCATGTATTCCGTATCACCTGGATAATCTCTCAGTATCCTTGACCAACGATCTGGATCTAGGAAGTCCCAAACTATTGCTAGTTGTTCTTCAGTTAGGTTCTCTAACCACTCATGTCCTGAATCACAGTTAAAAATAGTCCAACCTGTTACACGCCCTGTTGTAACATAGTGGCATATTTTATTTGAATTACCATAACGCAGGAAGTGTTCAGTTGGATTTTCTGTTGCTTCTGACCAATCCATTGAAGTTTCCAATGCACGGGTAAGTGCGTCTGTTGCGTTCTCTCTATAGATGTATTCCTTGAGGAACTCCTCATACATCTTGTCTGAACCCCAATAGTCTATGCGTTTGTTATTCTTTAATAACCATTCAGCAAAACGAGTTGAGTTAACAACACGGGCATTTACACAGTAGTTGCCAAACTTGACAAAGGCTCTGTAGTATGCTGACTTGGCAAACTCATCAAATGTTTTATTCTTTGCTGAACCCTGTGTGACCTCATAGAAGTTCAAATAGTTTTGAAATGCAATACGTGTGGCTGGATCGTCCTTGGTTTGATATCGACGCTTCTGCTCACAGACGTGAACTTCTAGTGTGGTCTCCTTGCGGAATTCACGCTCACAATATTTGCACTTAAAACTTTGTGTTGGTTCTATTGTCATTTCATGTTCATCTCTGAAACGTATTGCATAAATCTATTTCTATTATATAAGATTTTATCCTGTAGAGCAACATATTTCTGATGATAGTAGTTAATTGGTTGTTGCGAAAGGGTGTTCAAAAAGTCTACTAGATTTCCTTTGGTTATAGTGTCAGAATATATGTCTTGAAAGTCTGTTTCAAACGTTTGGAATCCACGATCATGTAACCACTTCTGCCCAAGGTCGTCTGCATACACAAAGAATGGTCTCAGCCCTACTATAGGTTTGTAAATCTTTTCTGAAACAAAATATACACTATTGATATCAGGCCAGGTCTCAGTTACTATGTTTAAGAAACTCGAACACCATACATCAGTTCTGCCCAGACTGGCTATGTCATTGGCTATCAAACTTCCTCCAGATGGTGCCCAGGGTATCACCTCAACATCTTCATCTAATTGCTTCAGGTTATCCATGGTCACTATTCCCTTATCAGTCAACCCATTGGCAACTAGTTGATCCCATAATTCTTTCCTATGTGGATGTGGCTTGCGATTGTATGATAGAAATGGTTTGTTGATTAATTGATAATCTAATAACTCACTGTCGGAGGGCAATTTCATATGGTCTCTAGTAAATCTTGCCCAAAAATCAAAGAAGTGTGGACCATTGTAGTATCCGATCTCTCGAATCTCAATATTCCTATCCTTAAAAAGATCTCGCCTGGCTATGTGTGCATCAAAGAAACTGAGTATGACCATGGTCCTGATGGGATTCTCATCTAACCATGCCACGACCTCCTCGTGAAAATCATCAGTATACCAGGTGCTGTGGATCAGAACATCTGCTTCTAAGTCTCTGATTAGCTCTTCTTGATAATCAAGTATGGGATTTTGACCACCCCATCCATTATTAAAAACTTTTGAGATCATCCCATCCTAGCTCTTTGCAATATTCTTTTATCTCTTTTTCTGTGTTCAATGTTATAAACACATCCATCTCATCTGACTTCATGTTTGGATACAGTTCAGCCACAACCTTGCGTAACTTGTTGGTGCTCTTGCCCTCTTTCTTTTTTGCCGCTAACCAATAGTGGAACTGATTACCCATGTTAGGTGATACTGTGGTGCACATCAGCCACTGTAGTTTTGTATGCTTGTTTAGGTCAAAGAAATGTTTATTCACATACTTGTTAGTAGCCATCAGGTAGTATGCCTGTAGATCTTTGTTGCCACCTACACTAGCACCATATCTCAACATTAGATAAGTTGAGAATTGTTTACGTTCTTCATCAGTAAACTTGTCATAGTAGTCTCTGTCCTTACGATCGTAGGCCGCCATTTCATTACCAATGTATAGTGTGAGCTCTTATCTGCCATCAGAATGCCAAGTTATAGTTAACGATCTCACAGTTGCGACTGATGTCCTTGACGAAGTAACAACACTCGGGTTGCTTTCCATCACTTAAAGGAATAGTCAGCAGTTGTCCATTTTTAAGTTTAGGTGAATACCATGACACATCCTGATACACGTCAATGATCTCAATATCTAAGAAACTTGGTCGAAAGTCAGTCAACGAG